AATGCTACTGGGAGTATCACTTTCTAATGCCGCAATTTCCATCATCAAGAGGCGCTTCTGGTGTTTGGTCATTAAAAAAACACAGAAACTTTAGACTAGGTGGTAATCTTCCTCCTGCGCTAGATGGCTCTACTGAAGCATTGGCTACACCGAGCGCTCTCTATTTGCGTAATGAACTTGGAATAACTACAAGCGGTAACTATTGGATAAAGCCAACAGGGTATAGTGGAGCGGCAGTCAGGCTTTGGTGTGATATGACAAACCTCGGTGGCGGTTGGGTTCTAATTGGGAAAGGTCGTCAATCTTCCGATAATAGCGGTGGTTGGTTTGGTACGGAAAGTGAACTTACCGTTTCTGGGCTTCTGCAAGAGAATGCTTTTGCAGCTGGCATTTCTAAAGTAAGTTCTTCATTTGTTAATTATTTAATGAATGGAACGGCTAGCGGATGGAAAAATTTTGACGGAGCAAACTATCTTGTAGTAAATAGAATCAGTAATGCAACAGATGGCTATTCTGGCATCGGAGATAGTTTTTATCATAAGATAACTAATCAATCAGCATTTGCGTGGGTTGATCAGTTTGGCTCTACCCCAACAGACGGTGGGACTAATGCAGGGACAGGAGTTAATAGCCGTTATCCAAATATTTGGCTAGGGGGGACTCAAACATCCACAGATGTTTCTGGATTTCGTGATAATGATTTTGGTTCAGGAAACGGAACGGCAAGACTATTCACTTGGCACTGGAGTGGTCACGGGTCTTTTCATGGTTGGTCCTCTGGTTCAACAGAAACTCGTGGCTTTCAGAATGGTTCCGAAGGTCACGCTCTTCAATTTGTCCAATTATGGACAAGATAGTTTATAATCTAAGTGATAGACAAATTGACGGATTTTTGATATCATAAGAGGATATTGCTAATATCCAGGAGAGCATGAATGGCACATTTTGCTGAAATTAGTGAAGATAATACTGTACTAAGAGTTATTGTGGTATCTAATAATGAATGTAAAGATAGCGCAGGAGATGAATCAGAGGCTGTAGGCGCTGAGTTCTGTCGCAATCTTTTGGGAGGTACTTGGAAACAAACATCCTATAACAGCAATATTCGTAAACAGTATGCAGGTGTTGGTTATTCTTATAATGAATTAGCTGATGTATTTATTACTCCTAGCCCTTTCCCATCTTGGGTTCTTAACGAAACAACAACTAATTGGGATGCCCCTGTAGCAAAGCCAGTTGACGATAAGCTTTATATTTGGGATGAGGATACTATCTCATGGCTAGAGTCTGAGATTACTATTTAATGGCTGCAATAGATTTTCCTAATTCACCAACTAATGGACAGGTCTATTCTGTTGCTGGAAAAAACTGGTTGTATAATGGTACAACTTGGACACTTGTAGCAGTAGCTGTAACTGCGGGTGTTTCCTCAGTGAATGGTAATACTGGCGTAGTGACAGGAATTGCTACAACTGACAGCCCAGCTTTTACAGGTACACCTACCGCACCTACTGCGGCGATAGGGACATCTAATACTCAAGTTGCGACTACAGCATTTGTTGCTTTTCAAGCTAGTCCTATTGGAATGATAACTGCTTTTGCTGGCGCTACTGCGCCTACTGGCTGGCAGTTGTGCTACGGACAAGCAATCAGTCGTACTACTTATGCAAGTTTGTTTACTGTACTAGGTACTACTTATGGTGCTGGTGATGGTTCAACAACTTTTAACATTCCCGACCTTAGAGGTCGCACGGTTGCTGGTGTTGATAACATGGGCGGTACTGATGCTGGTATTTTAAGTTCCGCAAATAATTTGGGAGAAAAGGTTGGTGCTGAAACTGTTACTTTAGCAACAACAGATATTCCTTCTCACGGGCATACCCCTACTGTTACAAATAATGCAGTTACGAGTGGTGCTGGTTCTTCTCACGGTCACACCCCTACTGTTACAAATAATGCTGTTAATACTGGCAACCAATCTGCGGACCATTCACACACATTTGGAACTGGTGGAGCAAGCGTTGACCACTCACACACAACCAATGGTGGTGGTGCGCATAGTCACACAATTGGCTTGAGAACTGGTGCCGCTACAAGCACCCACACCAATACAAACGAAGCATCAGCGGGTGGTGGAACATACACTACAAGTACTAGTCCTATTTATGGAGTAGGCGACCATACTCACACAACTGGTGGTCATAGTGCCGACCACTCACACTCTGGAACTACTGCTGGCATGAATGTGAGTCATACTCACTCTGTAACAAGCAATGTCGCTGTCACCAACGCAACCGAAAGTGCTCACACTCACTCTGTAACAAGCAATGTTACTGTTACCAACGCAAACACTGGAGGTGGTGGTGCACACAACAACATGCAACCAACAATCGTGGTAAACTATATTATCTTGGCAGGAGTATAATTTATGGAAATTTTTGGTTTGAATATTGATGAAGAAGATCCTTTATGTGATGGTTTTATAAGTTACGCAAATGATCCGTCATCTGCCAGTGATGAAACTATTCTCGCTGCCGTGCGTTTTCATCGCAACCACCTTTTGTTAAATTCTGATTGGACTCAAATAGAGGATAGCACTGCCGATAAAACAGCATGGGCTGCTTATCGTCAACAACTTAGGGATTTGCCAGTAGAAGATGTTGATCCCAGAACGATTGTTTTCCCAACTCCACCCGAATAGGTAACAGATAGGGCTTAACTATATGGCTTTAACTATTTTCAAATAATGGGGTTCTTATATTTCTTAAGCTCTTTAGACATTCTAAGGCTTAGAATACCTTCTCTGATATAATTGACTATTATGGATGATGTAAAAATTGATACAAGTAAGACGCTAACTTTAACGCTACCTGCCGACCCAACTTCAAATGCGGTCTCTGCAAGTTTATATCATGAATTCGGAACTCTCGTAAGCGGTCCAACGGCAGCAACCAGGTCTTCGGCAGGTGTTTATACCATTACTTATGGGCAACAGGCATCTGGACACTATATCTTAAATTCGGCGGGTAAGTACCGTGCTGATTTTACATATACTGTATCTGGCACTTCCTATACCAAATCTCAATATATAAATGTCTACACGCCTTATATCACGGCTGACACCTTCTTTGAGGACCATCCCGAACTGGAAGATGACTGGTATGACAAGTTTGATAAAATGGAAAAGAAAGTAAGAAATATCATTAACACATTCTGTGGTCAGGGATTTGAACACTACCCAAACAAGTCTATTGAGATATCTGGGACAGGGAAGAATACTTTACATCTTCCATACCCAATTAATACTTTGCGTAAAGTTACGATGAATAGTGGGACTAGTGACCAAGAAGTTTTACATGACTATGAAGATGTAACAGTAAACAATATTGAAAAAGCTAAAGAACCTCATAGATTCGGGTCAACATATTATCTTCAATTCAGAAGATCAACTTTAGATAGTGTGAATGTTGCTCTGTTAACAAACAAATTTTATCCAAGAGATGCGTATCTGATTGAAGGTGATTTTGGTTGGCAGTTTGTACCAAATAATATTGAGCAAGCAGCCGATTTATTACTAGAAGATATGATGAATGATGATTCTGAATTTAGAAGGCATGGTATCCATAGAGTGGATATGGACACTATTGAGTATTTCACTAACACTAATTTCTTTGAAACAACAGGTAATATTGATGCCGATATTTTACTCATGGATTATACATTATTTATCATGGACTACATTGTCTGATGTCTAATGGAGTTTATTTAAAACTTTCGCATGAAATTGATGTCTATGTTAAGACATCAACTACAAATGCAGCAGGGCAAAGAGCTGTGACTTATTCAAAGTCAGGAACAATCAAAGCAAGGTACCAAGCTATTTCTTCGGATAGAAGAACATTCCCTTATGTTGATAACATTGATGAAATTGAATTCTATATTTCCTACAAGGATTTACAATACGCATCTTATAGTAACCGCATCCAGAATGTGGTTGACCGCTACGGCAATGTGATTGAAGCTGGTCCTGTTGAGATTATTAATATCCATAAACAAACTGGGTTGAATGGTAAAGTAAGGCAAGTCCTTCTAACTTGCAGGAAGGTGGTTGAGAATGCTTAGTATTCAAATAAGTAAATCAGCTTCATTGCAATTAGAAACGGCTGCTCTTTATTATTCTATATTTCCGATCAGAGTGCAGGCTGCACAAAGAGAAGCACTTGAATCATCAAAAGGGAAACTCAAAGATGCATTTAAGTCTGTTGGTGCGGCTGCTAAATATTTAGAATACGATTTAATTCCGTATGGTGTAACTGGTATGAGATTAAAGATCAGACCACCTGAGAAAGCAGAGACTGGTGAGTATGGGCGTAATACGCAAATTGGTGCATCTATTTTGTTAACAGGTAGAAAAGGTAAAGCAAAAATTCAGGCTAGGAATGGTGGTGTTATGGCAACAAGACCAGGTTGGTCGGGTGGAAGTCGTATGTTCTTTTATGAAGCTAGACTTGTTGCTATTAAATCTAAGAAAGAACAGCTCAGGCAAATTGCAAAAGCTGTCATCTTAAAACAGATTTCTGCTGCTCTTACAAAGCAAGGCTTCGGCGTAAGAGGCGGAGTAAGAGGAGCTTAGTTATGCCAATTAGTGTCTATGATATAAACACATTTTTAAAAGCCGATGCAACGCTAACAAGCATTGCTGGGAAAGTAATGAACTTCTTTCCAGTCCTCGGTTACGGAACGGAAACACCTCCATTTGTAATCTATTATTATAACCCTGCAATCCCATCAGTGGAGTCATATTGGAATCGTTATGACGCAATTCGTTATTCTATATACGATAGCAATGTGGATAGATTGTTCCAAATTTCGGAAAGAATTATTTATTTACTTGGTCGGGGCGATCAGATACAAGGAACTGTCCCAAGCGCAAATGTGAGAGTTGTTTCATCACAATTAGTAGGTTCAGGGCTTTCAGAGCCTCTTGAAAAAGAAGGCTGGTATCAAATGGATCTTGATTTTTCCGTATTCTCGGTTAGTCTGTAGCTAATTTGTGGTATCATAAAAGGATATGAAGTATACTGTAATTACATACATCGGCAAAACCCCAGGGTATGCCGTAAAATTAGGAAAAGATCTTTATGATTTTGAGTGGCAAAAAGGCGTAGGAATAGGTCGCCGCTCTAATGAAATAAAATTAGATAACGCTATTAAGATTTCTAAATGGCGAGATCGCAAGGGTAAAAAAATTTTTATCCTTGAGTAATAGGAGGAAAATAAAATGGCAGTAACAACTTCCAATATCGTAGTTGGTGAGGCAACAGTTAAAACTGGTCTTTCTAACATCACGATGACAAACGCAGATTTTGATAGCTTGACAGATGTAGGCGCAACCCAAGGTGGTCTTGAGATTTCGTGGGAACCAGATATGGTTGACATTGAAATTGACCAGTACGGCGATGCTGCACGAGTCATTCAGTCAAAGGTTAAAGTTATGGTTAAGACAACTCTTGCTGAGGGTACATTAAAGAACCTCGCAATGGCTTGGAACTACGATAATACAATTGGTGGAGATGCTCTTAAGGCAAACACCACAGCAGCTAACACAACAACATTCCATTTCGGTGCACAAAGCGTGAACCCTTTTGAGTATGCGTTGCAAGTAACTGGTCAAGCACCTGGCTCAACAGCCTCAGTGACGAAGACTCGTAAGTTCAACACAAAGAGAGCAATCTCAATGACAACTTCAATGATTGCAATGAAAAGAGCAGAAGCTACCGTATTTGAAACTTCATTCCGTATTTTGCCAGTAACTGGTGATTCGGGTTATGAGTACGGCAAAATCATTGACCAAATCTAATTTAAACCAATAAATTATTTGTACTAGGGAAACTCCCAAGGATCGGTATGATATACTGAAACTTGGGAGTTTTCTATATCCCCAATATGAAACAAGGAGCAATACAAATGGCAACAAACACTGATTTGTTTAAAGGCACTGAGATTACTTTTTCTGATGGTAAGACAAGAGTTGTGAAGGCTTTGACAATCAAGCACCTTAGAGAGTTTATGAAGGTTGCGAATGAAATGAAATCTGATAGCGAGACTGGAATGACTGACGAAGACATTGATAAGATGGTTAGTGCAGCTTCTATTGCTTTGCGTAAGTCAGACCCAGAATTGGCTGCAGACAGGGATGCACTTGAAGATATTCTTGACTTGCGTACATTCGGTGAAGTCATGGCTGCTGCAATGGGGAACGACCCAAACCCAAACGAGTAAGTGGGGATGAGGATGAAGATCCTCTAACTTGGAATGAGATCCCCCTTCTGAAGTATGAGTCGGAAGTCTTTGTGCAGGTTGGCGCATGGGCTAATTTAGAGCAGTTAGAAGAATCTCTAATTCTGCACGAACTGTTTTTATTGTATCGTGCTTGTTCAAATGAGTTTAGCAAAAACATGAAAGCTCTGGCTGCCTCTCAGGGTGCTGATGTTGACTTTGAAGAAGATTGGTACACACCAGAAGATCGGGCTCCGATTGATGCTATGCGTAGTTGGGACATTATGAATGCCGCTATTGGTCTGGGTTATTCAGAAGAATCATGATTGCTTATTTCTCAATAAAATGGGATAATTTACATTGGTACAAATATGTCTGATGTAGATCTTATAATCAATGTCCATACTAATGGGGTTAAGGATGTAGCTAATCTTAGCGCATCTGTTAAAGCGCTAACCGCCAATTTAAGAGAAATCACGATTCCAATGAGCAAATTGGATGTGCAAAGTCGGGCTGTAAATAAAGCTTTAGGTATTACAAATCGTGGTATGAAAGATCATGCCAAGACTGTTAAGGAATTAAAAGATAACCAAAGAGTTCTTGGCGAAGAATCTAAAAGACTTAAAGCTGATATTATTGCTTATACAGGGGCAATCAGAACAGCTGGTGGTCCAACTACTGCTTTAGGTAGAGAACTAGCATCAACCAAAACGCAGTTGCAAGTCATGAGCGCTTCCATGCGTGGTGCGAGGGTTAGAGCGTTTGGTTCAGATGTTGCTAGCGTTTCGTTGAAGATGCAAAAAATGGGTAAGGATGCCCAATTTGTTGGTAGAAGCTTAATGATTAACTTGACAGCTCCTATCATGCTGTTCGGTAGGTTGGGTTTCCAGTCGTTGTTGGCAGTAGATAAAGAAGCTACTAGGTTATCAAAAGTATTTGACAGCGTTGCAATGAGTGCTGAGCAAGCCGCTGTGAAAGTTGGTGTGATGGAAGGGAAAATGCCAACTGCGACACAGGCAGCAATGATGAAACAGATGGTATCTGCGTTCAAGGCGTTAGACTCGCAGCTGACGGGTGTTAGCTCCAGATTTGGTGTTTCAAAAGATATTGTTGTTGGTCTAGCATCAGATTTTGCAGAGCTTGGAATTGTTCAACAAGAGAATATTGTATTGCTTACAACATTAACAACAAGTATTGAAAAACTTGGTGGAATGGACATTGGTGCAGCAAAAGATTTATCACAAGCTCTTTTCTTTAATGCGAAGAGGGCTTATGAGGCAAACGGTGCATTCAGATTAGTTACAGATGCTCGTGAACGAGAGACAATGGCGATTAAAGCAGCACAAACTCAGCTTGCTATATTTAACGCTATTGAAAACGTCACTGCACTGACTCTCCAAGACCTCGCTGATTCTCTTCCAGAAGTTGGGTCAATGGCAACAGCTTTTGGTCTTTCCATGACAGAAGCTGCAGCGATGCTTGCTCCTATGAAGGCTGCAGGCTTGGATGTTGGAGCTTCAGCAACTTCAATTAAAACATCATTACAGAGATTAATTCTTCCAACTATAAAGAATACAAAATTCATGGCTGAGTTAGCAGCGCAGTACGGAGTCAACACTGAGGCAACTCAGGCATTTAATTCAACCACAAAAACTGGGCTAGTTGGTTTGCAAGCTATTGTTGATGTGTTTAGTCAAATTAAAGATTCCGCCGCAGGAACAGAAGGCGCTTTGAAGTTGATGTCACAATTGTTTGAGAAAAGACAGGGACCAAGAATGTTTATTGCCATTGAGCAATTGGCATTGTTTGATAAGCAATTAAAAACAACTGGCTCTGCAGAAAATTCACTTGCAAACATAGCAGAAGAAGCGATTGTTAAATTTAATTCATTTAATAATACAACTCTAAAAGCTACTATTGAAAATTTCAGGGACATTGGAATTCTTGCTCGGGTTGCTGCTGGAACTGCTGGCGCAACTGTTGATGGTTACAAGGGTAAAGGGGCAGGTGGTGCGTTGTCTACTACAGATATTGAATCGGCAAAAGCAGCGCGAAAAGCCGTTGCAGTACAAGTTAGAAAAGATCGTGCAGAAGGAAAAGATACTTTTGCTGGAGTTGCGTCAGAAGCTGGAAGAGCGATGCTTATTGAATTGGCTGGTCCGATAACAGCTACTGAAATAGCTAATAATGAATTAGATATATCCCTAAAGTCTTTATCTGTTTCTGTTCAGAAGATAAAGAACAACTTTAAACTTTTTGCTGCTGAAATACTAAGAGCAGTTGCTCCTGCAATAAAATTTTTGTCGGCAAAGCTTGAGCAATTTCAAGAGTATTGGGAAGGTTTAACTCAAGCGACTAGAGACAGTATTGCTAAAGTTGTTGCTATTGTGCTTACATTTCTTGCAGTGCTGGGTCCAATTGTTATTACAATAGGTACCTTCCAAGCATCTATGGGAGTTCTAGGTAGAACATTTGCAAAAATGCTTCCTCAAATAAGAACTGCCGAAGGTGGATTGGTAGCTTTTGGTTCTACTGCTGAAGTTACTCGTCAAAAAATAGATAGACTGTATCAATCTTTAAGAAATACAGCTACTCAAAGGATTGGTGGTAGGTCACAAATGTCTTTGGTGGGTGCGGGGATAACTGAAGCAGTTATTCCAGAGGCAGGAGCGCTAACTGGTGCCGCAGCAGCAAGGCAAAAGTTTGCTTTAGGGCGAAGTGCAATTGAAAGACCTCCATCTCTTAGATCGGCTTTAAGTAATTTAGAGCCAGTAAGACAGTTAACTCCTCCACCTCAAATTTCATTTAACTCAGTTACTTCGCAATTAATAGATGATGAAAGAAGGAAAGTTGCTAAGCAGTTAGGGTTTTATAATAATACTATTGAAGATGCAATTGCTGCTATGCGTGATAAAAGCAAGGTTGCTACTTTGTCTCCTTCTGCAAAAAGAGTCTATGATCTTAGTTTACAAAAAGCTGTCCCTCAAGTTGGTGTCCCAGCTGGACCGCTTGAAAGCCAGGGGTTAAGAAAGAAAATTTTTGCTGAAATGAAAGCAAATCAGGCGACCCTTTTTGCTCAACAGCAGGCTGACGAAGTTGCTTTGCATGCGCAAAAGATGGCTGATATAAGAATAGAGAATGCTGCGCAAATGAAATCTTATAGGCAATCTGTAGCAACATCTAAGACTCAACATCTACAAGGAATTAAAACTGCAGAGAAAAGAGCAGCAATGGCTGCTAAGCAAGCAGCTTATGACAAAGCTGGTATAACTACTAGTTTAAAACAAACAATTACGAATACACCAAAAGGCACTGCTGGTCAAATGACTTTGCAGAGATCTTATAAAGGTATGGATATATCTCAAGAGACTGCTAATAAAATTGGTAGAGGCGGAATTGGGTCTCGTATTGTAAAAACTAATTTACTTGGTCAGAGAGTTGCGGAAAGAGTTCAATCTGGTGTTAGTAGTCTCAGCCCTAGTGGTGTTTATACGAAATCTATGCAAGGTGGTAAAAAAGCTGTAGCTGATTTAGCTAAAGCAAATGCTGATGCTGGATTTGGCAAAGAAGCTGGAAAAATTAAAAACGCTACTACTGCAATGAGAGGATTTATGGGTGCTACTAAGGGTGGCACTATGGCGTTGAAGCTAATGAGATTAGCTTTAATTTCAACAGGTATTGGTATTGCAATTGCTGTAATAGGTATTGCAGTTACTGTCGTTGTTAAGAATTTTGATCAATTTAAAAAATCAGGTGCTGGCGCTTTTTCAGCGTTGAAAGCTGCATTTAACATATTGAAGAATGCTTTAAAAGAAATTGCAAGACCGTTCCTTGATCTTTTTGCAATGTTTGGTAAAGGTGGTAAAGAAGGAAAAACAGCGGTGGGTGGTCTTGTTTCAGCATTCGGCGGAATTGCAAAAGCTGTTAAATTTGTCGCTGTGGTGTTCCAGAAGTTTGTAATGAATGTTGTTCAGCCTTACTTATACATGATTCTAAATATTGTAATGTTTGTTGTTTCTGTATTTACAGGTAAATGGGGTGACGCTTTTGGTTATCTGACTGCAGTTCTTGCACAAGTTGCTAAATTTGGTGTAAAAGCTTTTGCTCTTTTAGTTAAGGGCATGATTGGTCTTATTTCTCTTGGTGTAAAATTAGTTATTGGTTTTCTTACACTTATACCAAAAGCTGTTGCTAAATCATTTGGTTGGTTATCAAAACTTCCTGGTATGGGATTTTTGAGTTCTATTGGTGACGGTATTGATGGTGTAATTGATGGCTTGTATGGTTTAGTAGATGCTGGCAAGGGAGCCGCATTTGGGGCTGTGGATTCTGTCGCAGGATCTATTAGTGATTTTCTTGATAAGGGAGTCAAGAAAGGTATTAAGAAATCAGAAGGAACAGTCAAGGGCATTGGCGATGGTACAAAGGATGAGGCTGTGGCTGGTGGTGAAGCAATTGCTGACAATATGGGTGATGGTTTTGCAAAGGGTGATCTTGGCGAGGCGATGAAGAAAGAGATTGTAGATGTCCTACAGACTCTACAAGATTATGTTGCTGGTGAATTGAAGAATGCTGTAGATAAGTATGTGTCACAAGCAGAAGATGCTCTTAAGAAACAAAAAGATGCTGCCCTAAAAGTATTTGATGTCCAGATTGAAACACTTGATAAATTAGAAAAAGCACAAGAGTCTCTTACGAAGACAATGGCTTATGAGTCAGAGAAGCGTAAGCGCATTGATGAAAAGGCTCTTACTGATGAGCAGTTCCGCAGAAATTACGCCTTGGCTGTCTATGAAGGTCGGGTTGATGATGCAAGAATGATGCAACTTCAGCAGGGTGCAGACGAGAAATCGTTTAGTGAAGACATGAAATCTATTGAGACAAAGCGTGGTCAGGAGTTGGCAAAAGAAAATCTTGATGCTCTTAAGGCTGCTATTGCCGAGGCGAAGACTGCTGCTTCAGATTTCTTTGATAAGTCTATTGCTGATTTCCAAGCAGCAGCAGCTTTAGTTACTAAGTTCCCTCCTGTCACAATTGAGGATTATCAAACTCAAATTGGTTTACTACAGACGCTTACTACGGATGCAGCTCTGGCTAATGGCATAGAGTTTGGAAATATGTTTGAAGCGTTTGTTACAACAATAAATGATAAAATGCCAAACAAGGTTATTGGTGCATTTAGCACAAATCTAGGTGATCTTGTTACAGAAGCACAAACGAAGTACGGGTTGGGCGCTACTCCAGCTGATCAATCTATTATTGGTGCAACTCTTGGAATGCTTACTGGCATTGGCGATAAATTTGGGGAAAAGAAGCAAAGTGTTATTGATGCTTTTGGTTTGGTGTCCACTGGTTTAGTTGGAAATTTCACTGCTGCTAAAACAGAAATTTTGCGAATTGTTAACGAAGAGTTCCTAACTCCATTTGCAGCAGCATCAACAACATTTGTTACTGACTTTAAGAAAGTTTATGATCAAGCTATTATTGATGGCAATACAGCTATTACGGACAGTTTAAGAAGTAATGTTAAAATAAATAAAGCATTATTTGACGAATTAAAAGACAAGTTAACTGAAACAACTTTGAAGTGGGTAGGTCTTAAAGTTGCAGCAGAGCAGGCAGCGGATGCCCAGAGTAATGCTGGCGGTGTTGATGCCCCACCTACAACGCCTACTACTCCTACCACGCAGGGCGGCAGAGCTGATGCATTTGAGAATAATAATATAGCCAGAGCTGCGAGAAAACAAGCCCCGTTGACATACCAGCAATATATTACTGGTGTTGGTAGACCAGGATCAAATATAGGTAATGCTGTTGTTACAAGAGCTAAGGGTGGAATGATCCCGAGTGGATATATAAATGCCCCTACACAGCAAGGTGTCCCCGCATTACTTCATGGTGGGGAATATATTATTAATGCAAAAGCAGTTTCAAGATTAGGCATTGGTGCATTAGAAAAGCTTAATAATAATCTTATGCCAAAGTTTGCCAAGGGCGGTTATGTCCCTAGCGCACCTTCAATGTCGTTCTCTGCAGCGCTACAGGGCGGAGATTATGGAATCAGCGCTAGCGCTATGAAGAACATGGGCGCAAGAACAATGCAGAATATTAACCAATCAAGGTTTAGCGCACCTTCTGGATCACCATCTTATTCTGGTGGTGGCGCAACTAGCGTATCCACTGTAAATATTAATGTTGAAACATTTGTCGGGGAAGAGGAATGGTTTAAGTCAATGATGAAGAGTTACAATGTTAATGTTCTTCCAAAAATGAATAAAGCTGCTGGCAATGAGTCCAGAACATTTACAAGCTATAATGGTATTAACTAATGGCTGTACAGCAACCAAACATCACCCATCTTGTTGTCCTTAATGGGGAAGAGATTACTGAGCATAACCGTTTATTTACTGGGGGTATGTCCACATCGGCTGCGAATGCTGAACTTTTAAACGGGAATAGAAAAAGATTTATCAAGAATGCAAAGAATAATTATACTCTCTCTTTTACTTATCTCCCAGATAAACCATCAGAAACTATTGATGGTCGCAAGAGCAGGAATTATCTTTACGATCTCGCTAGAGCTCCATCATCAGCTACGCTATCAATTAAATTGGACCCTGATGACCCGTTCTATAATACAGTTGTTTATGTAGAATCATATTCAGAAACATTAATTAGAAGAGATATTCCCAACCAATGTGCTTATTACAATGTTGAGATTACTCTTAAAGAGAAGTAGACATGGCAGGCAATTTCTACAGCTTTAGCGATCCTCTTAATAATGGCATAGATTTTTATAATGCTGACGATAGCATACTTTTATCACTGTCTGGTAATGCTAGCATTGTAGTTAATGCAACAAAAGTAATGCCCATTTCAGCAAGCTTATCTGCTAGTGCTGATGTATCAATTGTTGCTAGAAAAATAATTTTTGCTGAGGTTAGTGTTACCGATATACTAGCGGCAGATGTTGTTGTAGCTACAACGATAAGAGAAGGCTCAGCCACTACCCTTTCTGGGTCAGTGAGTGTATCAACTTCCATTCAGAAGGTAGCATATGCCGCATCTTCAATAGCGTGTACATCTTCACTAACTTCAAGCACTAGTAAAACAGCATTCTGTAGCGCTCAACTTTCTGGGTCAGCTAACGCTTCTGCTACAACGACTGGGATTGTCTTGGTTTCTTCAGCGATCACCCCAACCTCATCTGTAACGACTAGTGCTCTCAGAATAAAAATGATTGGTTCATTAATATCAGTATTGGGTAATGTTAGAACAATCCCAAATGCCAGCACTGTTAATGTGGACATATTCCTTGCGACTATTAGAATAAATATTAACAATTTTAATAGTAGTACAACAGCAGAAATGATCAGGTTTAGTCCGAACATTACAGCCGACTCTACATTGATACGAGCCTTGCTTTTACTTGATGGCGCTCCTTTGACGAACCAGTCAAGAACATTTGATATTTCTGCAGCCCCAGTGTTTATAGAAAATGTAAATTGGGCTGGTGACTCATCTAGATATTATAAGAACGCCGCTCAATTTGGTGGGTCTAAGAGAACCTTTAATGCAAGATGGAGTTTTATCCCTAATAAAAGCGAAGAAACTGTTGATCGCAGGGAGTCTAGGAATTACTTGAAAGATAAGGCAATGGATTCAGATATCCATACTTTAACAATTGTTCGTCAAGATGAAAGTGGTTTAACTCCATATACGGAAGAAACAATTAATGTCTTTATTACTAATTTTAATGAAGATTTGATTAGAAGAGATTTGGTTAGTGGTGTATACTATTTTGGTTGCGCAATGACGCTAGAAGAGGTTTAAATGTTAACATCTGGATTATATGGAAAGGAGTTCTCTAATTCGTTTAATTCAGCTATTGCTGCACCAGCACAGAAAATAAAGCCAAAAGTTATTATTAAGTGGTTGGATAGCCGACATCTTGATAACCTAGTTGTCACAACAAATGATGCTCCCGCAAATACAGCCTACCCATCTCGGGGCTTCTTCTTCCCAGTCTCGGAAGCTTTTAACGGAATTAAAAGACAGTCATTCACTTGGGGAGTTGCTGGTGCTAAAGATATAAATGGCGATGTGATTAAGGCAGATGGTAGTTGGTATGCAATGCCATCGCTTACTACTAACGATTTGTCTAACACACAAATTGGAAGCAGCCTTGAATTTGGTTGGTGGTCAAATAGTGTAAGTAGTGCTAATACTCATGCTACATATAGTGGATATGGGTTTGCTACTGACCCATATCTTCAAGCAACCTTTACAACAAGAAAAGTAAATAAAATTAGAGTTGTAACATCTGAGTTTAATGGTCAAGTATCAACATATACTGTTGAAGCTTTTGACGGTTCATTAAATTTAGTATTTAGTGAATTGGGTGTAATACCGAATGGTAGTTACTATACGGACCATGTTCTATCAAGCGCATTGTCTACCCAGGATATTTCAAAAATTAAAGTAACAATCCATTCAACAGTATACCCAGAAGATTATGCAAGAATTCAAGAAATAGTTCCAATGTATGAAATTGACATCAGTGACTATATTATTTCGTACTCAGTAAATAGAACTCGTGATGTCCATTCTACCAGTTTACCAATCGGTGGGTCAGAAACTGCTGTTGTTGATTTAACATTAGATAACACAACGAAAGTTTTTAATCTTTTTAATACTTCATCTCTTTATGGTAAATATATGGTAAAGGATTTAGAAGTTGAGGTATATACTGGTTGGAGAATTAAGAAGCCAAGTAGTGATAATATCAATGCATCATTTTTACAGACTCAGCTTGTTAGCAATATTTCAAACACGGCTATGTCATTTACTGTTTTGGATAAGTCCAATATCCCTGCTGGCGGTGCTGGGGATGAGTTTGTTGTTGTAATTAATTATGGAACACAGTCCGAGGAAACAATTCTTTGCTCTTCAGTGAATAGTTCTGGGGTGGTAACAGTGTCACAGCGAGGGTATGGCGGAACTATTCCTAAAGCCCATAGTGCTGGGAGTATTGTCCGTTTTGATATTTATGAATATGTAAAAAATGGGACATTCTATGTTGATGAATGGTCAATAGGTACAGATATGACAGTGAGTGCTAACTTGCAAGACTGGACAAAGTTCTTGTCTGAAAGAACCATTAATTATGGTTTCTTTTTACAGAATGTTTATGCGGATGATGCCGTTCAAAATCTTTTATTAAGAGCGAACTTCCCAAAAGCAGATATTAAAAAGTTACAAAGCTATAAGCATGGGGCTCGTGAAAGAGGGGCTGTTGCATTGTATTCCTTCAATGAAGATACCGTTGATAGGAGTGGTAATAATATCATTCCAGCCTCGGGGTTGAGGGCACGATTTTGGGGGATGCCAGCAAACAAAAAAGATGTTTCTGTTAAGGATATTTTAGCAGATGCTATTGATAAAGAATTATCCCCATTGGACAAAGCTCTCGGAGAAAAGAGTTTCACATCCCCTACTATTACGGTGCTTTCTAAATCAATATCAACATCTAGTACATATGCTCTAAATTTAGATAATTACACTTTTACTGGAACTGATGGGACTGTTTATTCCGAATATTTTAATGGTGTATTTGATGGCTATTATATACCAACAGATTCTGGTTTACAACAAATCGTAATTAGAATAGCATACGGTGGAGTTAGAGTATATTTGGATGATGTTGTAATTCTTAATCGTTGGAATATCACTACAACTTCTACAAGATTTGCTTCAAGCTCAGTTAATCTTACTGCGGGTGTCCCAAGAAAGATAAGAATTGAATTTTATCATTCTTTTAATACTGGTGGAGTTGCTTCGTTTGATATTATCCTTTACAAAGCATTAGATGGTGGGTCAGATGTCTTGGTGGGTGCAAGTGAGTGCTGCACGATTGTTGCGCTGGATAGTATCGGGACGAAAGACCCGTCTAGAGTACTCACTACTGCAGATGCCAATAACCATCGGAACAATGCGATATATATTGATTCACCAAAATTAAGTCAACCTTCGTTTTTAATTTCTGATGTAAATGACAAATCGGTTTTACTGGAATCAAATTCATACATCAGAATACCTAGCCATGCAAGCATTGATGTAACTGTTGATGAAAGATGGTCAATTGAATTCTATGGGAAATTCCATAATGGAGTATTCAGTAGCGATGGAGAGTATTTAAGTTGTTGGAATAATTCAACATCTACTGCTGGTTTTGAATTTTTTAATAACTCTACATCTCATGGGTTTAAAGTTAAAGCACTTGCTAACTCTACTGTTACAACAGAAACTGTTTCTTCCAACACTGCATTGTCTAATTCTTCGCCTTCACATCTGATTGCTACTTTTGATGGGGATAATCTTAAGTATTATGTTAACGGTGCCCTAGTAGACACTGAGGTTGTTGATGGAACCATTGTTTCTTGGGCTTCAAAGCCAATTACGATTGGTGGGAGAGGGGCAACATACACTGCTGGTGCAGAAGTAGCTCCAGCGACAATTAGAAGTCTTTATGCTGATGAGTTTGCTATTTATAATGAATGCCTTACTCCTAATGAAGTAAGTGATAGATATACTGAGGCAAGGATGCAGCCTCTTACTCAATTTGCATTCTTGTATGGTAATGAGGATTCTATCAGAGGAATTATGGATGGGATTACATTTGCCGATATGGGTCGTGTTTATGTTGATGAAACTGATTGTGCAAGGTATGAACATTATTACAGGTTCTTTGAATCTACAATTAATCAACATGCTGTTGTTCAAACAACAATTAGTGATTCAACTAATATAATTCAAGCTGATTATGTAGTTGCTCTGCAATGTAATAAAGTTGTTGTTCCAGTGAGTGGTATTCAGACATCTTCATCTTCGGTACAAAATTTGTGGACAGCTCCAGATAACGCTTCATTGGCAGTCACTGCTCTCACAGCAAATATTGCAAGTAATACAAGCGGGATTGATTCTGCTATGTATGTTACTACTACATTAGACCCAGTTTACCCAGACAGCGGCTATCTTAAAATTGATGACGAAATTATTAAGTACATCTCAAAAACAGCGGTATCTTTCAATGGATTAGAGCGTGGACAGTTTCAAACAACTGCTGCTGCTCATACCTCTGGGACTAAGGTTAGGGAATCTAGATATTATGACCTTAAATTTGATAAGTCACCAGCTTATAATATTAAGAGTCCATTTGTTTCTTCAATTCTTTTTGATTCCCCAGCCCGAGTTGAAATATCTAGATATTTACCATACGCATATGGCGCTGAATTAATTGTTTCTGCAACTAATGATGTTGAAATAGGTAAGCTCGCTTGGTTGCAAGGGACAAACCCAGAAACACAATATCCTTATGCAACAACTATTGGTGGAACTGCTGTTGTAATGAGCGAGCAGAACTTACAGGTTAAAGAGCAGTCTGCTTCAACAAATGTTAGCATTAAAAAATACGGGGTTAAAGATTTAACGATACAGAGTCCATTCATTACAAACTCTGTACATGCTAAAAAGCTTGCTGACTTTATTATTGAAAAAACGCAAATACCAGTCCCAATTATTAATGTATCAGTTACGGCAATGCCGAAAGTCCAATTAGGTGATAGAATTAGAATAACAGCGCTTAATGCGTTAGATATAGTTAATACTGATTACTGGGTTATTTCTCATAGTACAGCTATTGGGGATACTGTAACCCAGAATTTAATCCTACGAGGTGTTTCTTAATGGCTAGTGAAAATACTATTTACTTCTACCCTGGTCAGGGTGGTCACTCCCATGATGGAGAAAACTCCAGTTTTATTGATACCACTAAATATTCTTTGTTTGATTTTTCTTGGGGTTTATTAGGCGATCCATCCCGTATTGCATCTCAGACAACGAATTATAATTCATTCCAAAATTTTATTGTAGAAACAGTTAATAATGCGGTATTGAAACCTGCTGGTTTAATCCTGCAACCAGGGACTGTCAATGGTGATTCAGATATTATTTCTAATTCTATTTCTACCAAGCTAATTGCTGCAGATGCTATTACTGCAAATGAGATTGCTGCTAATACTATTACAGCAAATGAAATTGCTGCTAACACAATTACAGCAGGTCAGATTGCTGCAGGGGCTATCACTGCAGATGAGTTAGCTGCAAATATTGTTCTTGTCAATAATGTTATCTCAAGTAGTAATTACAGCCCAGGAGTTTCAGGATGGTCTATTAATAGCAACGGGGCAGCTGAATTTGCAAATACCTCCATTAGAGGAACGATAACTGCTAACTCTGTTACTACCCCAGGAATTGATATTGATTCAAGCGGGAACCTTACATCAAATGCTAGCACTTTTGGTATTTATGCCAATGGCGCTATATTCACATCATCTAATAATTTTAGAGTTGACGCATCTGGAAATTTAACAGCAAACAATGCATCTATTACAGGGACAATTAATGCTACCGATGGATATATTGGTGATTGGGAGATAGGCGGCGAAGACATTATATCAGGAGATGGAGGAATGATGCTTCACTCCAAAACAGGTCCTGGGGACTCTTCATTCCTAATTGCTCAGGAAGTGGAGGGGACATTCGCATCAATTATGTCAGACGGATCAATTACATTAGGGAATGATGCTACTGGTACATCAATGGTCATAACTGCTGCAAGTCTAGTTGTGAATGATTCAATAAGCAGGTCAACCACGATAACTGGTGGTGGAATATCTGGAAATCTTGGTTATGTAGCAGTTAATGGTCTAAATTCGTCTGGAGATGTATATGTTGGTCTAAGTACTCTGAGTTCTTATTCATTTCATTCAGGGGGCACCATCACTGCTACTACCTCTGTAGGTGTGACTAGTGGGACTAATAGTGTTATTATTGAAGCAGGCAATATAGAGATAAAGAAAACTGGTGGTGGGACAGCACCAATTTATATCAACCGTGAAAGAGCTGGGACAAATAAGAACTACTGCGTTTTTGCGCTAGGAGTTGCCGAAGGCGGCGCAGTAATTGGTTCTATTGCACAGTCTAATACTACTCATACGCAGTATAATACCACTTCAGATAGCCGACTAAAAATCAATGTAGACAAACCTTACGATGCTCTTGCCGTGACTAACTCATTAATGCCTAGAATCTATAAAATGCGTCTGTCTGCAGAAAATGAAAAAGATGATGAGTACTTTGGGTTTTTTGCTCAAGAGCTTTACGAGGTCTATCCTCAAGCAGTAAGTATTGGAATAGACGCTTCAGAGCAAAATATTGATTTAGTCAAAATGGACCCTTGGAGTGTTGACTATTCAAAACTCACCCCCCTTCTAGCTAAAGCTATCCAAGAACTCTGTATAAAAGTAGAAGTTTTAGAGCAAAAAGTGGTGGAGTTAGAAAGTAACTAATAACTGTACTATATATGGTTAATCTTTATATAATACATACGACAACAGAAATGAGGTATAATAGATAAATGGCTTACGAGAACTATACACAAATTTCATGGACTGATGGAACCCCAATTACTGGGGATAGATTGCAACAAATGTCTACTAATATCCAGCAAGTTAAGGAATCTACTGACGATAACCCCCAAGGTGTAAAGAAACTAAAAACGGTTACTAGCACAGTTGGACCGTTCTCCGATTTCCAGTCTGCTCATGAGATTATTAGTTTAAAAGATGATTCTGGCACTGGTGGTGGGGATAATCGTGTAACTATTGGGGCTAGTCGTTACTATCGTGTAACAGTTAATTTTCCAGGTTTTACAGTTGATACTAAAGGTGCTGAAGATAGCACCTATGTATTGACTATCCGTTCAGGCATATCAGGTAGTGCTAATACTGTTATCAGCACTTCGTCTTTCATTGCTCCACCATTCACTTTTATTGATGTCTCAACGCTTGGAGCTAACGCAACAATTGCTAATAATGTTTTGCGTAATAACTCTTATGATTCTAAATTTGGCGCTGGGGTTTATTCTGTAGTTTTAGCAAGCAATGTTTCTGGGTTTCAAAATGGTTCATTCTTTGCTGCTGTTGATAGAACTACTGGCGCATCATCCAATAACTTACCAGCGTACTCTGTTGTTGCTTCTAGCGGGACTATTCCTCTGCAGATGTATGTTGAAGATATTGGTGGGGTTGTATAATATAATAAAATGGGTTTAGCTTCTAAAAGAAAAGACATTGATTGGTCAACGAAATTTCTTTCTGGAGAAGACAGTCCTAATTATAATGGTGGAAAGTATATTGACGATAAAGGATATGTTCGGGTATTAAAGCCAGATCATCCTAAGAACATTCGTGGTTATACTTATGAGCATAGGCTTGTAATTGAACAATATTTGGGCAGGTATTTACAGCCTTGGGAAACTGTTCATCACATTAATGAAATTAAAGTAGACAATCGTTTGTCTAATCTATTCTTATGCACTCCGCAAGAGCATAGCGCCTTGCATAAGGAAGGGAATAAGATGTCAGATAGTCATCGTGCTAAAATGAGGGAAACTGCTAACAAAGTAAAACCTCATACTAAAAAGAAAAATGCATCAAGAGCTATAATTATTAAAAAAAGACTCCCATAGCAACTTTTGACATATCATTGTGATATGCTGTAAAGAACCCAAAGGAGTCCTTATGAAAGTTTGTGCAGGTGAAGGTTGTGGAATAGAGTTTGAACCACAAACAGCGAATCATAAATACGCTGACAAATTGTGTCGTCAATCAATTGATATTAATGGTTTATGTAAACATAGAAGGGATAATGGATTGTTTGATACGCAACCAGACCCATTGACTGGATCAATTCCATCCAATGATAGTGAATTGAGGCTTTCCTATAATAAGCTTCTTAGTGAATACACAAAGTTGAAAACAAAGAGTGATGATTTAGCTGGTGCTATCTATCGTGCTGTAAAAGAAGATATTGAAACAATTAAGTATGTACCAGTGAACAAGCCAAAGTTTGATAGAAAAACTAAGGGCGAAGAAGTCGCTGTTGCAGTTCTAGCAGACTGGCAACTTGCCAAGGTCACTCCTGATTATAATTCTAAAGTTTGTGAAGAGCGTATTGAGCTTTTTGCTGAGAAGGTAATTCAACTTACCGAAATCCAAAGAAAAGATCACCCTGTTAAGGAACTTAGAATTTGGGCTTTGGGAGATATTATTGAAGGTGAGTTGATTTTCCCAGGTCAATCATTCTTAGTTGATGGTGGTTTGTATAGACAAATCACTGTTGATGGTCCACGCATCATGAAGAATTTTATTAACAAGATGTTGGAAAACTTTGAGAAAGTAACATTTGTTGGTGTTATTGGTAATCATGGTTCTATTGGTGGTCGTGCAAGACGAGACCATGACCCTGAAACTAATGGTGACAGAATGCTTTATCGTATCACTCAATTAATGTTTGAAAAAGAAAAGCGTGTTGAGTTTAAAATTCCTGATGGTCGTGGTGAAAGACATTGGTATGCCGTTGACACAATTGGTAACTATAAAGCAATGCTTTGTCATGGTGATCAATTCGGTAGCCTTTCTGCCTTCCATTCGTTCCAGAAGAAAGCTTATGGTTGGAAGATTGGGGCTTTGGATGAAGACTTTGATGATATCTTCATTGGTCACTTTCATACTCCTACCAAGATGACATTCAATACTGTTCAGTTAAGAATTTCAGGGAGCCCAGAGTCAGTTAATACATATGCTGCAGAAGTTCTTGCTGCTGCTGGCAGACCATCTCAGTCACTGTATTTTGTACACCCTGAGAATGGTATTGTTACAGCCGAGTATAACTGCTGGTTAAACTAACATGGTAAAAGCTACTGGTATCTATTGTCAGCATTGCGCTGGGCGTATGTTTACTGGTCAACAGTATTATGCTTTCCAAAAAAACTATATTGACTTGACCTGTTTAAGATGTGCTACATCTATTGATGTAGAAGTCAAAAAGCTAAATAAAGTATTGCGGTATTTGAATTTCAAGACTGTGGAGGAACGCCATGATATCCAAGAAACCAATCGCAAATAAATTTTATAAGTACGCTGGCTCTATTGTCAAAATTAAAAAAATTTCTAAGGCTAAGAATAAGATTTTTATTGAAAATCTTACAAATAAAGAAGTTATAACAATTCCATATGAGCAATCAGAAATTTTAATTATAAGGTTGTATACTGTTGGGGAAGTTGCTAAAATAGTTGAGCGTAGACCTGATACTCTTAGGAAATACGAAAGAAAGAATTTAATTCCTTCGGCTAGTAAATTTGGAGATGAATATCCAGGTTATTCTGACTGGAGATATTATGATGAAAGTGCAGTATACGAAATGGTTGAATTTTTCAATCAAAGAGTCCAAGGTCGCCCCATTACTCAAAATAGTGTTGGGGTTAGTAATAAAATAAAGTTATTAGATCAAAAAATCAAACTTCATAGATGAGGATGTTATGACAACAGAAAAAGAAAAAGGCACAGAGATTTGGGCTTCACTAGGTATTACTAAGAATCTTGGTAATTATGAATCCTTAAGGCTTGACGCAGGCGCACGAACGCAGGCATCAGACCCTAACGACCCTGAAGCATGGGCAAAGGTCTGGGCTTCAATTGATTCCCAGATTGAAGCTAAGTTGCAAGAACTAGATAATGAAAGCCCAAAGTGATTGGCGAGTAATTGCAGTTTGTGCAAATGATGAAAAGCCAATTGCTTGGCTATCGTATGATATTGAAGATGTACAATACGCCAAGCATGGCTGTTCACAATGTAAAGTAAGAGTAGAATGTTTCTTAAATGCATGGGAAAATAAACCATATGTCGGAGTTAATGCAGGGATATCAGAGTATGATTTCCTAATGCTTACTTGGAAGGAGTCAAAGAAGTCTAATGGAACTAACTGGTCTAGAACTAATAAAATTCTTCAAGGAATCTTGCAAGAAGTCAAATAAGCTCTTTATTCCAGATTCCCCAAGAGAGGAATCTGTTGCAGACGCATTGGCTGAATTTTATAAAAAAGAAGAATTGTTTAATGCGGTACAATTATTTATAAAATCAAAGACTGGACCATTCTTGATATTTGATTTTGCGATAGAATCAAGAGCGTATGTTGATAAAACAAAATTTGAATCTAAGTCCGTCAACGCTTTTAAAGAAATAGTAGAACAAACCAAAAAGAGAATGGAATCTGAATGAACTATGAGATTAGATTACTTAACTGCATTATTGATCAAGATGGTTACGCTGAGGCAGTAAACGCAGGTGCAGAGAATGTGTTTGTTGAGTACCGTGATATTTGGAACTTTGTCATCAGTCACTTTGATGAGCATAAAAAGGTTCCGTCTAAGGACACTGTAAAGCATCATCACCCAGACTTTGAGTTTGTCGCTACGCCTGAGCCTTTGAAGTATTATCTTGATGATGCAAAACGAGAATCATTATCATATCAAACAAGAACTATTGTTTCTAAAGCTCATTCAATACTTGGGGAGCTCGGTCCGAAAGAGTCGCTGTCTTTTCTTATGGAAGAAACATCTCGTCTTTATAAGTTCTCCAGTAGTCTTAAAGATACAGACTTGGCTGGTGACTGGAAAGAAAGAGCTGACAGCCTAAGGGAGAGGGCTCTGCGTGGTGGTGATGAACTACAAGGTGTACCAAGTGGTATTCATGTAATTGATAAAACATTTGGTGGTTGGCAACCTGGAGACTTTATTGTTCTTCTTGGTTGGACTGGTGTTGGCAAGTCATTCATTGCAAGATTGTTTGCAGTTAATGCTTGGAAGGCAGGGTACAGACCATTAATTATTTCACTTGAAATGAATAAGATGCAGGAAGGTCAAAGACTAGACACTTTGCTAAACAATGGCGAAGGTAACTTTACCAATAGCGATCTAGTACGAGCCAACCCTGCTATCGTAGATAAATATGAAAAGTGGGCAGAGGCTACTTTCACTGGTAAGCATGCTATCCATCTTGTAACATCAGAGGGTCTTGAAACAGCAGATCAAAACATGGTGCAAGCTAAGATTGACCAGTATCATCCCGATATGGTAATTCTTGATTATCATGGGTTGTTTGATGATTCTAGTGGTGCTAAAACTGAAACAGAAAAGGCTAAGAACCTTTCTAAAGCTTTTAAGCGCATGGCTGTAAAGAACAATATCCCTATCATAGATGTTGCAGCAGTTACAATGGCTGAGGGGCACTCTGAGAGACCACCTGAGTTAGAAGAGGTTGCATGGAGTAAGCAGTTAGCTTATGACGCTGACCTTGTGCTGGCTATCCATCGTGAGCCTTCGTCAGATGTGTTTCAGGTTGTGTCACGCAAAGTTAGAAGAGCTGGACATTTTGGGTTTTACCTTAGATGGAATCTAGAGACTGGGAAATGGGCAGAAGAATGGGACATTTAATTGATGCTAAGATATCGGGTACTGCACAAGATATAGAAACCATTGCGAAGCTAAGACCTTGGATGGAAGATGAAGCAAGGGCTAAGTACGGCTTTACAGGAAAGACGAAGTTGATTACTGACTATGATAAAGAAACCAACATATTTTCATTCTCAATCGTTTTTGATGATGAACTTAGAAACTGAAATTAAAGATCTTCTTCAGAAATTCGGTATTCATGTTCATACTGAGTCGGGTAATGAAATTACATTCTATTGTCCGTTTCATAAAAACAGAAATACACCTTCGTTCTACCTGAATAAAAAGACTGGGCTGTGGCAATGCTTTAACCCTTCTTGTGGTGAAAAGGGTAACTTTAAAAAACTATACCGACAGATAACAGGTAAGTCCTATGGTCGTGAAGTAAAGCTTGACCCTTCGGCATTGCGGAATGAACTTGATCGTGCTTTCAGACCGATTGTTCCAGAAAAAGAAATTACTTTAGACAGCATTGCTCTTGATTATGATAGCGACAATATTAAGCAAGTGTTGTTACCATTTGTAGAGCGTGGTCTTTCACTGGATACATTGTCACATTTTGAAGTAGGTTTTTCTACAGGTAAGAATAGGATTGTTATTCCAGTAAGAAATCCGCAATATAAGGTTGTTGGGTTAATTGGTAGAGCTATCAGTAATGACCAAGAGCCAAGATATCTTTACAATACGGGGTTCAAGAGAGCCATAGTATTGTTCAATATACAGAATGCCAAGAACTACAGTGATGTTATAATAGTAGAAGGAAGTGTTGACGCAATGAAAGTGCATGAGGCTGGATACCCCAATGTTGTTGCATCACTAGGAGCCCAAGTTTCACCTCAACAAGTCACAATGCTAAAAAAGTACTTTGACAGAATAATTATATTTTCTGACAATGATGACGCAGGAAGGGCTATGAAAGGTGCTATAATAAAATCTTGCTGTGGTAAAGAACTGTACGCAGCACAGATTCCCGAGGGTTATAAAGATCCTGGGGAAATGGATATACAACAAATAAAAGACAGTATCACAAACAAACAATTAATCATATAGGAGACAATATGTCATTTACATCAATCAAAACATTAAAAGACCTTGAAAAAGCAGTTATTCCTGCGCAGGGTACAGGGAAAGGAGTTAAGAAATACTTTACTCTTCAATCAGGAGATTCTTTCAAGATTCGGTTTCGCCAAGAGCTGACTGAAGATGCAAGTAATTATAATGAAGAGATCGGTACAGGTATTTCAGTACCAGTTGTTACATCGCCAGTTAACTGGAAGTGGAGAGTAGCCTCTACTGCTTCATTTGAGAAGTTTAACTATCGTTGTTGGGCAACTGAGCAATCAGTTACAGATAAGGCTTGGAAGCCTAAGCCGCACTTGCTAATCAACATTGTAGTAGAAGTAGAGCCAGGAGTTTGGGAACCACGAATTCTTGATACTACATTTAATCAACGACATGTTGGTTTAACTTTGATTGAATACGCTAAAGAGTTTGGCACTATCACAGACCGTGAGTATAAGTATTCACGAACTGGTTCGTCAGCATCTGACACAAACTATAGCCTAATTCCTTTGAATGTTTCTGAAATGCCAAAGGCAGTTAAAGAATTGCCGATGCATGATTTGGAAAGTGTTTACATGACACTCTCTTATGAGAAGCAACAAATATTCCTCACTACTGGAGAGCTTAACAAAGACTCTTGGTGATTGTTATTCATTGGGCAGGGGGAAACCCCTGCCCTTTAACAAAAGGGATATATGAAAAATAATTCTATTGTTTTAGACCTTGATGGTGTTATTGCCGACATAGACACAGCCGTTTCTGACTACCTACATTATGTTTGTGGGGTACAGGAAGATTATTCAAGTTGGTTTACTACCGATACAAAAGATAAAGAAGCTTTAAAGTTATTTTCAAATGAACTGTTTTGGAAGAATCTTAAACCATTTGAAGATGCTTGGTATCAGGTCAATAAATGGTTTTCTGATGGCATTGATGTGCATATAGTAACTGCAAGAAGAACTGAAGCGTCTGTCAGATCCGTAGAGCCTTGGCTGGATGCTTGGCGTATAAATACATTAAGACCTAAGTTTGCTAAGATGCATTCTAAGCATGAAATTATTTCTGAAATCAACCCAATATTTGTGGTTGAGGATAATCCTAATGAAGTAATTTCATTAAGAGATAATGGAATCAACTGTTACTTGCGCAAGGCATGGTACAATGAGCAGTTCTGGAATGATTTACCTTGTATTGATTCACTTTACGAACTGGAGATTTAAGTGACAGAGTTTGTTCACCTTCATTGCCATAGCGAGCACTCGCTACTGGATGGAATGTCTACGCCTGAAGAGATCGCACAGATTTCTAGCACGAATGGGCAATTTGCAGCAGCACTTACAGATCACGGAACGATGGCAGGTGTTCTTCGCTTCCAGGATGCATGTAAAAAGCATGCAGTGCGACCTGTATTCGGCATTGAAGCGTATTTTGTACCTTCTGTTAAAGATGATGGTGATGGTAAGCATGAGCGTTTCCATTTAATTCTTCTTGCAAAAAATGATGTTGGTCTAAAAAAGCTTTTCAAGCTATCGCAAATATCATGGCAAGACAATTTTTACTATAAGCCTAGAATTGATTTTGATTTGCTAGAGAGTATGGTGGATGATGATATTATTTCATTGTCGGGCTGTAGAGGAAGTTCTATTGCTAAAGCGATTGAGGCTGGCAATACTGGTCGTGCAGAGATGCTGGCAGATAGATTTACTAAAATATTTAAAGATGATTTCTATTTTGAGTTGCAAGCGTGGAACCCTAAAGAGATTAATGATGGGCTATTAGATTTGTCTAAAGCTTTTAATAAAAAGGCTGTAGCAACTGCTGACTGCCATTTCCCAACACACGCTGATAAAGCTTGTGAAGAGGTCTTGCTTCTTATTTCGCAGTATCCTAGTCTTGGTGCTTCTATCACTAATCTTGCTAAAGAGAACGCTACTACGCTTCATAAGTGTGGTAATGACCTTCTTGAGAAAGTAAACCATCTTTACCCTGAAAGAAGTTTACGCTTTGATGATATTAATCCATATGTTGCAAACGCAGAGACTGTTCTGTCGTGGTTTAAAGATGCTGGTTATGATAGACCTGACATTCTTGAAAACACAATTGAAGTAGCCAGTAAATGCAGTGCTGAGATTACCAAGCGTAGAAACCTGCTTCCTAAATATTTGAAGTCATTGAATTCAGATGAGTACCTACGAGAGATGACTGAGTTTAGATTAAAAGAACTTGACTTGGGCGAAGAGTACAAGGTAAGACTTGAAGAAGAACTTGGGATTATTAAACAGCTTGGCTTTGCTGACTATTTCCTTATTGTTTGGGATCTTACATCTTGGGCTGATGCTAATAATGTAGGTCGTGGAACTGGTAGAGGTTCTGTAGGTGGAAGCTTGCTTGCTTTCCTGCTAGATATTTCTAAGGTTGACCCGATTAAATATAATTTACTATTCGCTCGCTTTATCAATCCCGAGCGTAACGACTATCCAGATATTGACTTGGACTTTGAGGACAAGAGAAGAAACGAAGTCAAAGAGTATCTTAGAAATAGATGGGGTAAAGACCATGTTGCTGCAATCACTACTTATGGTACATTCAAACCTAAGTCAGTAGTGAAAGATGTTGCTAGAGTATTGCAAGTATCTTACGAAGAGACTAATAACATCACTCCGTTCTTTGAGACAATTGAAGAATTAACTGAATCACCTAAGGGAAAGATTTTCTGTAACAAGTATCCTGATGTACCTAAGTTGGCTAAGAGGCTTGAAGGTAGAATTAGGAATGTTGGTATCCATGCTGCAGGTATGGTTGTGTCATCTGTTCCATTGAACGAAGTTTGCCCTATTGAAACAAGAAAAGAAACTGACGGTGGGGAGCGAACAACGGTTACTGCATTTGACATGACTGATGCAGAGGCTGTTGGGCTGATTAAAATAGATATTCTTGGTCTAAAGACCGTATCTGTGATTAAAGATTGCTTAGCGAAGATTACAGAGCGTTTGGGAGTGGATGTAGAGGCTCAATCACTGGCTCTAGATGACCCTGCTGTATTTGAAAACTTTAATAAAGGTAATACGGTTGGGGTTTTCCAAACCGATGCAGCAGCTTATCGTAATCTAATTGAAAGAATGGGTATTGATAACTTTAGTGACCTTGTAGTGAGTAACGCTCTGGTAAGACCAGGAGCCTTGTTATCGCAAGGTCAGAAATATATTGATTGTAAGAAGGGTTTCACTCAGCCTTATTACCCTGATAAGTCTGTTGAAGAAATATTAAAAGAAACATACGGTACTGTTATCTTCCAAGAGCAATTAATGCAAATGTCTGTATTAATTTCAGGGTTTACTTGGTCAGATGCAGACAAGCTAAGAAAGATTATCGGAAAGAAAAGAGACATTAGTGAATTTAAAGATTTTAAAGATAAGTTTGTTAATAATGCAATCATTCCAAAAGCAGAGGCGAGGAAAATGTGGGCTGAGTTTGAAATGTCAGCTCTATATATGTTCAATAAATCTCATGCTGTAGCCTATTCAATGCTGTCTTACCAGACCATGTGGTTAAAGGTTAATTACCCTCTAGAATTCATCTGGTCATTACTATATAATGAAGATTCTACTGAAAAAATCACTGCGTATCTTATGGAAGCCCAGCGTCTAGGAATTGCAATTCTTCCTCCAGATGTAAACTATTCCGAAGAATACTTTACAACTGACAGCCGAACAGGGCTTGATGCTATTAGGTTTGGTTTAACGAATGTCGCTGGCTGTGGCGCTTCTGCAATTAAGGAAATTTTGACTAAGAGACCATTCACTTGCTTAGATGAGTTTAATAATAAGTGTTCTAAGTCTGCTGTTAAAGCTCCTCTTCGCCTTAATCTTGAAAAAGTCGGGGCGTATGTTTCTATGAACCATATTTCTCAATACGAGCATGAGCGCTACTACCTCCCAGTTCTTGGTTTTTCTATTAAATCAGGTGAAGAGAATAACGAGATGGATGAGTTTGTTGGGAACCTTTCTGAGTTCCATGAAATAAATTCTCCATTGACGCTTATTAAAGCAATTGTGCGATCAACGAAAAAGACTCCGCAATACCTAAGAATTGAATTTGAAGACTTCTCGGGTTCAGCTACTGTATTCGCTGACAGGAATACTGAAATGGCGAACAGGGATTATGTATATGCTTTAATTGGTGATAGAACATTGCACTCATTCTGTGATGCATATAATTTTATTGATACTGATTTGCACAAGTTTATTACGCTCAGACAAAAGGGTGACAACCATGAATACAATTGGTTGCACGAAACTGGGCTGGGTT